ATGATGTAAAAGCTGGTGTAATAATAAGAGCATCAGCGGATGCCGCTCCAGATGGAGATTCCGTTCCTTCTAAATTACAATTTATGACATCTGACCTTGATGATTCTGGCTCTCCAACAGTTGCTATGACCATTGATGATGGTCAAAATGTCGGGATTGGTACGAGCGCTCCATCATCTATGCTTGATATTGCTGCAAGTGCATCTGGTGATGCAACCCTTCAGCTTGATTCATCTGCAAATACATCTGGTATAAGTCAAATTAGGTCAGATACCGATAGACCAAGCGATGGTGGTTCAATGTTAAGAATCCAAGCCTATAATCAAGGAACAGAAGCTGGTGCAATGTATTTTATAAGAGGTTCTGCTGACACAAAATCAGATATTGCCTTTAATACTTCAAATTCAGAAAGAATGAGAATTGATGAAGATGGCAATGTCGGAATTGGAGTCACTCCCGAAACAAGTCATTCAACTGTTAGAACTTTACAAGTTGGTGGTTTGGCATCACTTATGGCTACAGCGGCACAATCTTCTGATAGCAAAACTTGGCTTGGAAACAATACTTATATAGATGATGGAGGAGCAAAAGCCTATATAATAACAGATGAAGCAAGTCTGTATCAACAGGCAAGTGGAGTTCATAGTTTTATGACTACTGCGAGTGGTACTGCTGATGCAAATATGTCATTTACTACCAATTTTAAACTTGATGTCAACTCCCGAATCTCACTAAGTAATAATGATGCAAGTGGAGCAGTAGGCACAACATTGTTCGGCTACAATGCTGGTTTAAATATAGTTAGTGGGGCTGTAAGTAATACATTTATTGGACATCAAGTAGCCGATGCATCATTGACAAATGGGGCAGATTATAACACAGGCGTAGGAGGTAATGCGCTTAGTTCTTTGACAAGTGGATATTCAAATGTGGCTGTCGGGTTTCAAGCCCTTGTAACTAACACCGATGGATTTCAAAATACCGCAATCGGTACTTCTGCTTTATACTACAATCTTGGGACTGATAATAATACCGCTGTGGGAGACCAAGCTGGTATGTACACAACTGGAGCATCTAACACTTATGTCGGTAGTAGTGCTGGTAAAGGTGCGTCTGGTGCAGATGCTAACAATGTTGGAGTAGGTAAAGAAGCACTAAAGGTTATCACGTCGGGTTCTGAAAATGTGGCAATCGGTAAAACAGCAATGGAAGATGCAAATACTGCCGCTGGAAATGTTGCAATTGGAACAGAATGCCTTATGAATTTGACTGACGGGACTAATAATGTCGCAATAGGAAAAGTTTCATTAAATGGAGCTGGTGTAAATCCAAGTAGTTCAGTAGCAGTAGGATATGGGGCATCAAGATATGCACAGGGCAATAATAATGTTTCACTAGGGCATTCTGCATTAAAAGGTGCGGCTGGTTTTTCTGGAACTAACAATATAGCCATTGGATATGAATCTTTTGATGCTGTAGGAGCAGGAGAATCAAGTAATATTATTATTGGAATGGCGGCTGGTGGAGCATTTGATGAAGGAGATAACGGAACAATAGATAACAATGTTGCAATAGGTACAGATGCTTTTCTTGGTGGAGATTTAAACACAGCATCTACATCAGTTACAGGAAATATTGTTATTGGTTCAAATGCTATGAATAGTACAGGAACTAATGCTCAGACTGGTACTATCGCGATAGGGCATGATTCTCTTACAGCCCTGACTTCTGGGGTAAGAAATACCGCAATAGGTTATCGTAGTGGACAATCATTAGCATCATCAAGCGATTGTCTTTTAGTTGGTTATGAAGCAGGTAGAGATATGGATTCACTTGGAACTACTCCTCAATCTTGTACTTATATTGGTGGATATGCTGGTAGATATTTAGATGATGGTACTTTAAATACAGCAGTCGGTCATGGGGCAATGGAAGGTACTACTGGTGGTAGTTCTTGTTCAGAAAATGTCGCTGTTGGACATCATTCATTAACTGCAATTACAAGCGGTGATTACAATACATCAATAGGTGCAGATAGTTTAAAATCAATAACAACACAGTCTAATAATACAGCAGTTGGGTTTAAAGCTGGAGAAGATAGCACAGGAGCGGATAACACTTTTATAGGTTACTTAGCAGGTAAGCTTGTTACTGGAACTGATAATGTTGCCGTAGGAATGAATGCATTAGTAGACCTCGTTGAAGGTAGTAGTAATGTAGCGATAGGTAATAGTGCTTTTGGCGGAGCATTAAATACAGATGCAGATGCATCGAATGACAATGTATTTATAGGAAGAAGTGCTGGTGGCGGTGGATGGACAAGTCCTGTTTCTAATAAGAATATTGGTATAGGTTCTTATTCTATGAATGCCGCTATGGCTGGGGCATTATCTAATATTGCTATGGGATATGATAGTTTAGGTGAATTAACAACTGGAGATGCTAACGTAGCAATCGGTGCTTATTATGATGGAACATATAAAGGTGCTATGCATGTCAATACAGTTGGTTCTTTCAACATAGCAATTGGTTCTGGTGCATTACAAACAGCAAATGAAGATGATAATGATGGTACTGTAGCCATTGGTTTTGGGGCATTAAGAGTTCTGGCTGGAACTGGAGCGGCACAACACACTTCTGCTCAAGTCGCAATAGGGATGGGTGCAGGTGGAGGTTTAACAACTGGTTTACGAAACACAATAGTCGGACATAAAGGGGCTGAGGCTCTTGTGAGTGGAAATGACAATACCGCTATTGGGCATACTGCCCTTGATGAATTAGTCGATGGAAGTGGTAACACGGCAGTTGGTTCTTATGCTTTAGGAGATATGGTAGGTGGTACAACCTCAGATGGTTCAAGTAATAATACAGCAGTTGGCTATAATGCCGCTGGTGGAACTTGGGCGAATGAAGATTGTAGTAACATAGTTGCGATAGGTCATAATGCTCTTGCTGGAGCATTGGAAGGTGATGGTGCTGATGGAAGCGTGGCTGTGGGGAAATCGGCATTAGGAGCATTGACATCTGGAGCTGGGAACACGGCTGTGGGTTACCAAGCTGGTGACTTACTCACAACTGGCGGCACGAATACAATTATTGGACATGGGGCTGATGTTGCTTCTAATAGTGCAGATGGATGTGTCATTATTGGTTCTGGTCTAACTCTAAATACAGCAAGTGACAATGTTGTAGAGATTGGTAACGACACAAATTCTATGACCTATGATTTAGATGGTGGTGATATTACTGTTACATCCGATGTAAGAACTAAAACAGATATAAAGGACTCAAAATTAGGTTTAGCTTTTATCAATAAACTAAGACCAGTTACTTATAAAACAAAGCCAAGTGCTGAATATCCAAAAGAGTTTGGAGTTAAAAACCCAGTTAAAAAGAAAACTGGAAAAACTTGGGATGGTTTGATTGCACAAGAAGTAAAGCAAGTAATGGATGATATGGATGTTGAATTTAGTGGGTGGTCAGAAGGAATTAACACTAAGCAAACATTAGCTTATGGTAAATTAGTAATGCCACTTATTAAAGCAGTACAAGAATTAACAGCAAAAGTAGAAGCATTAGAAAAGAAATAATTAACTAACAAGGAGTCACGAAATGGCTAAAGACAAAAAAGAAAAGCCAGTCTTGAATCTCGATGGAGAAGAATACATTATCGAGGATATGACTGATTCACAAAAAGAACTTGCAGGTCAGGTTGCATTAAACCAAGACCATGTAAGGGATGTGCAAAACAAGCTAAATACAAATGCTTTCATGAGACAACAATTAGTTGAATGTGAAAAAGCGTTTGTAGAGAAGTTTCAAAAAGGTTTAGCAGAGCTTAAAAAAGCTTTAGAACCTGAAGTTGTTGAGGCTGAAGTAGAAGCATGATTGTAAGAAGGTGTAGTCAGGGTCATCGAGTAAGACTCCATAGAAATACAACCCCCGGCGCAACCCGTGTAAAGACATACCCAGATGGAACGAAAGAGACTCTGGCTTATCCTTCGTCTTATGATTATTTTGTAGATGTAGATGGAACTGTAGCAAAGAAAAGTAATAGCTTTAAAGTTGCTGAAGAATTTTATGTGTCAGAATGTGCAAAAAAGCATGGTGATGGACATGGTAGATTAATAGTGGGGGGTCATCATATAATCAATGGTGTCGCTACAAGTCAATCTGATTATCCTACTGATGCAAATACGAAAGATGAAATAAAAGATTTTTATGATAAACGTGGAATTTCTTATGCTAGCACAGAAAATAAAGATAAATTATTGTCAAGAATAATTACAAAACAAGATGGCAAAACGCCATCTAAGCATTTAAAGGCATAACATGAATAATCCTATAGCAAAATTAGTAGCATGGCAACAAAAAACAGGTCAGTTAGATAGCTGGACATCGTATCATCTAGCCGCTGGTGCTTTTTTATGCAAAATATTTCAATGGTTGAATTGGAGTGACTTTTGGTGTGTCTTTGGCGTGTTTATTATAGGTGTTTTATGGGAAGTATTTGAATGGCTTGTAGAGGGCGATGAAGAAACATATGGCACAAAAAAGAAATGGGCTTATAATACAGCATCTGATATTTTTGTTGAAACGGCAATAGCTTGGTGGATGGTTTTATGATAATAGAATCCAAAGTAAATTATGAAGTATCAACATCTTATAATATTACTATTAATTATATTTATAATAACAGGGTGTGATTCCGGCTGGTCGGTCTGTGGCTGGGAGGTTAAGTGAGTGAAAAACCTGATACCGCCAGAAGTTATCGTGCTACCGTTCTTGATGATAACGCCATTGTTAGCATTAACCTTAAATGGCTCGGTCAAATCGCTGTTCTTATTGGAATGCTTGTCTATGGCTATTGGCAAATTGAAATTCGCATCCAAAATCTTGAGACAAATTTTGAACAAGCTAATAAAACAATTACAGAACTCGTTGAAAAACATATAGTAGAAGAACAAGAGAGATTTGCTGAGATGGAAGAAGAATTAAAATGGTACCAAAAGCTAAGTAAGAAGAAGAAAAAATAATGGATTTTATGGAAATATATGGCGAAGCGGGAATGATAGGCGTAGTAGGTGCTATGTTTGTTTATCTCGTTGTTTCTTTATCTAATAAATCAGCGAAGCAACAAGAAACATTAGAAAATTTAAAAGTTGAAAACAAAGGTCAAAGTGAAACGCTTGAAAACATGGAGGGTATGGTAATTAAGCTTATTAATAGATGGAATCAGTCAGATGATAAGCTAGATAGAAAATTTGACGCTATGACCAAAGAAATAAATGATTTAGACAATCAAATATCAGAAGTTAAAGGCAGTTTAAGTAGGATTAATGGGCGGCATTAAAATAGATATGAAATTTGCAATAAATATTATCAGTCTACTAGGGGCGATTGCTTGGGGGTGGTATCAAATGGAATTAAGAGTACAAGCCTTAGAAATAAAGATTGAACATAATGATAAAATGGCAAAGCTAAGGAATGAAATATCAGGATTAAAAAATGGACAGTTTGAAAGTAGCGGCAATAAGTTTTAGTAATTATTTTATAGGCTTGACACAAATACATGAAGCGTTGCAGATTGTGGTAGCTTTGTTGTCTATAGTCTTGTTATTAATGAACATAAAAAAAGGTAAATAATATGGATATTAAATCAATGCTAATCAAGCTTGCAGAAGAGCAAGCAGAAAAAATGCAAGAAGAAGCTGTAAAGCACTTAGGTTCTGAAGAAATGACCGAAAAAATTGCTAGCGCAATTAACAAGCGTATTGACATACCTTTTGTATCTGAAGATAAAGAGCAAATCTTTTTTGAAAAAGTTGTTGATGTGGTAACGGATATATTAGAAGGCGTTTTTAAGGGTAAATAATGGTCAATTCTTTACAGATGATGACAGTTATTAAGGAAACCCTTCAAAAAATGGGTTCTAAATACTCTAGTCACGACGCCATGATGCTTATTTATAGGACAGGGTTAGTTGAATCTAAATACCAATACCTAATGCAAAAAGGTGGCAATAATATCGCCAGAGGCTTTTGGCAATGCGAACCTTGGGTAGCTGTTTCTCTTTGCAATGACTATTTAAAATATCGAAAAGAGCTTTTAAAAAAGGTTGCTAGCGTATGCCATTTGGATTGGAGCTATTTTACAAGTCCAGATGAAGATGTATGGAGAGAGGTCTTAACTACAAATATTATTGCTCAAATAGTTGTTTGTAGACTTCATTATTGGAGAGTTCCAAAGCCTATGCCCAAAACATTGGATGACCAAGCCTCTTATTGGAAGCAATGGTATAACACCTCAAAGGGAGCTGGTACCGTTGACCATTTTAAAGAACTTGTCATGAAATATGGATAATTCCATTGTTAAGGATGTTGATGGTAATATAATAGGTTGTAGGTATTGCGGTAGTAGGTCGGTAAGAAAGTTTGGCTATTTATATAGAGCAAGTAGCAAAAGACAGCAGTGGATGTGCAATGCCTGTGGTAAAAGAACTGTCAATCCAAGTATTTTAGAAAAAGCAGAGTTTGTAAAAGAAACTCTTGACCCTGATTATATTCCTATTCAGGAATTAATAGAACACAGAAAAAAGAAATATTCTATAAAAATTAAGGGCAAAGAGTCCCGACAATTAATCAATATTAAGATTAACACTGATGGTCCTATTGGTATTTGCCATTTTGGAGACCCTCATATAGACGATGATGGTACAGATATTGCAGAAATATATTCTTTATGTAATTTAATTAATAATACAGATGGAATGTTTGCAGGAAATCTTGGAGACGTTCAAAATAATTGGATAGGAAGACTTGCATTTTTACATGGACAGCAGTCAGTAACCGCAAAAGAGTCATGGAGACTTACAGAGCATTTTGTAAATAGCGTTAATTGGCTCTATTTGATAGCAGGAAACCACGATGTTTGGTCTGGTGATGGTGACCCCTTAGATTTCATAATGAGAGACCATAAGGGCGTATATGAAAAATGGGGTGCTAGGTTAAATTTACAATTTCCAAACAAAAAAAATATTAGAATTAACGCAAGGCATACTTTTAAAGGAAATTCCATGTGGAATACTGCTCATGGTGTTGCCAAAGCTGCGCAAATGGGATGGAAAGACCATATTTTAACTTGCGGTCATACTCACGTTTCAGGGTATCAAGTTTTAAAAGACCCCGCATCTGGTCTTATTTCGCACGCATTGCAAGTTGCTAGCTTTAAAATATTAGATAATTATGCAGATAAATTAGGGCTGGATGATAAAAACATTTTTAATGCGCCAGTTACTATTATTGACCCATCGTATGACGATGATGACAATAGACTTATTACAACAATTTTTAATCCACGCGAGGCGGCAGAGTATTTAACATGGAAAAGAAAAAGAAATAAAAAATAAAGCATTTGCCTATTGTTGTAAACTTTCATAAGTTACCCCAACCACATACAAACATATACAAACAAAACAACAATAAAAGGGGCAAAATTGCAAGATTTTTTAACAGTTTCTCAAGTCGCTGAAGAATTAAAGGTTTCAAAAGGTACAATAAGGCAGTACATACAAAGAGGAAAGCTCAAGGCAAGCAAGCCAAACGGTAAAAATTTTATTATAATGAAGACCGAGCTTCTAAATTTTATTTCTAAGACCGAATACAAGCCATTAGCACACCTTTAATTATTAGTTCTGTAACTTTAGTGAAAGAACTAATAATTAAAAGGATGCAATGAAAAAAGCAGAAACACTAGCAAGAAGAGAATGTGCTAACTATAATGGGGGCAAATGCCTAGGTGTAATGTTTGCTCGCATAAACGGAAAACTAACCATTAAGGTTGATGGTGATTTTGCGGGAAAAGAATGCATAGCAAATTCTAGTAAATGTGGATACTTTAATCATGTAGTTGTAAGGGGCGTTCATAATGCAAACTTTTGATGATAAGTTATTAAAGATGAGAATAGAGAGGACGGATAAAACAACCGAAAAAGACGTTAGGGAGTTTTATGCAAGAATATATAGAATGGCAGAAAACTTAGGGTTTAATGTTATCGCACCACAACAAAACAATCAACACCTAATAAATAGAGGAGAAGAATCAAATGAGGTCAATAGGTAAACTTTTTGATGAAATAGCTAATATAACCACATCATTGGCTGACTTTACAAAATCACTTACAGAAATAATGCTTGAGATTGCGACTAGGCTAACATACCTAGAAGAAGAGCTTAAACTGATGAAGGAGAAAATGGAAGATGAGTGATGAAAGAGAAATAAAATTAGAAGAGCTTCATGGGGAAATGGAAGATTCTGACATCTTAGACGTTCATGTAGACCAAATATTATGGAAAATATGTCAACTAGAGAATGAGATTCATGATATAAGATATAAACAAGCAGAATCAAAAGAGTTCTATGACCGAAGGATAGAGTCCGTTAATAAGCAGATAACATACAGAAGGAACTTATTAGAAAGCTTTATGCAGAGTGAGTTACAAAAAACAGGCAAAAAAACCTTAAAGATGCCCAATGGAACATTGAAGATGACCACTAGAACAAGTAGGGAATTTGGAGATGAAAAAGAACTTATAAAATTTTGCTATGACAACAACATTCCAACAAGAGTTACGGAAAAGCCAGATAAAAAAGAGATACTAAAATACATAAGCACTAGCGGAGATGTGCCTATGGGGTACACAGAAACAACGGATACGACCTTTTCCTACAAAACAACCAACAACAAGGAGATAAAGTGAAACAAAAAAACATAATCGAAAAACTGAATGATGTTCAGACGCGACTAAAGGTCGGTAAGGGGCATCGAAACGAATTTGGTAGCTATAATTACAGAAATCTTTCCGATATATTTGAAGGGTTAAAACCTTTACTAAAGGAAAATGGGTGCTTTGTAACGGTTAGCGATGAAATAATATGTATAAATGAGTTTAACTATATTAAGGCAACCGCTACGTTTAGCGACGGTAACGAATCAATAGTTACCACAGGATGGGCAAGGGAGTCTGTTCAGAAGAAAGGGATGGACGATAGCCAAATAACAGGTGCTACATCTTCTTATGCTAGAAAATATGCATTAAATGGATTGTTCGCTATTGATGACACACAAGATGCTGATAGCATGGACAATAGAGAGCATAAAACAATTATCCCTACCCCCTCGGTCAGTAAAAAGCCAAACGAAGAAATAAAACAAGCTTCAGATGAGTGGAACGAAGAATCAAGAAACACAGGAATACCTTTTGGCAAGTATAAAGGAACTCCTTGGAGAGATGTACCCGAAGATTACATAGGTTGGATTATTGAAAAGAGCGACAATCCTAATTGGAGAACTATGGCTAATGCAGAACTTGTTTCTCGTATGGCAGAAAAAGCGGTAAAGTCGGAATCGGAACAACCTACCCAGACAACTGATAATTCTGGTGGTGCTAGCTCAGAAACAAATCAACAGAGTTTACTGAGCAATGATGAGCTTACACCCAAGCAAGAAGACCAAGTGCAGGAAGGTGAGGAGTTAATGAAGGAATTTGGCAAGAAAATAGCAGGAGACGATGACGATGATTTGCCATTCTAAAAAAATAACCCAAAAAGACGTTGTGCTTAGGCACTTAAAAGAAAATAAAAAGATTAGCTCATGGAATGCTATAACAAAATATAGGATAACTAGGCTTTCTGATGTGATACATAGGCTAAAAAAAGAAGGTTATCATATAACAACCACAATGAAAACCCATAAAAGTATCACAACAGGAAAAACCTCTAATTATGCATTGTACACACTCTTGGACAATGTTGATATTGGCGGTAATTATGAGCTTTCTCTCAATTAATTTGATGTCTCCAATGGGGGGTAGGTCTTTATTATATCATCCTGTTTCGCCTACCCCCTCTCTTGCGAGTAAATATGCCAAGTAGGAGCAAGCAAAAAGGAAATAGGTTTGAACGTGAGGTTGTGAACCTAACAAAAGAATACGGTCTGTATTCAGAGCGAGCGTACGGAAGTGATGGTAGGGCGCTAGGAGAAAATAAAGAAGTGGATGTTATTATTGATTCAAGATTAAAAAAATGGCGAATACAGTGCAAGGTAAGAAAAAAAATAGCAAGTTGGATAAAACCCGACCCAAGCGTTGTTGATTTGCAAGTAGTTAAAGAAGATAGGGGTGAAATATATGCAATACTACCCTATAAGGAGTTTGTAGATTTAATATCAGATAGAGACGCATTATTGGAAAACTCTAGTGAGTACAAAGATAGCGAAGATGATAGAAATAAAGACGAAATTAGAATTTACAATGAAAGATATAATGAAATAGAAGATGCAATTAAAGAAGGACTTTAAATTAGGCGATATAGTTACCGCAAAAACCATTAACAGAGATGGTGATGCTACATATGTGAGTGGAGAAATATCCTCTATTAGCGGAGATAATATATTTATTACAAAAAAATTTCCAAGAACAGAGCATTTTTCTGTAAAAAGAGAAGACATAGTAAATAAAGGAGAATAGATGCAAAACAAAATGAACAAAGCTCCCGCATTCCAATTTTATGCAGGAGATTTTCTATCTGATATAGATGTGCAGATAATGACGATGGCGCAGCGTGGAATATATATAACTTTGCTAGCACACGAATGGATTGAGGGTAGTTTACCGACGGACACAAGGCATTTAAATATATTATGCGGAAAACACCCGAATTTCAATAGCGATTGGAATGTAGTTAAGAATTGCTTTTATGAGGACGGCGGTAGGCTTTATAATAAAAGGCTAGAGGCTGAAAGAAATAACTTGATTAGTTACAGGGAGAGAATGAGCAATAATGGGAAAAAGGGCGCTAATGCTAGGTGGAATGGCAAAGCTATGGCAAAGCCATCCAATAAAGAGGTTGAAAATAAAGTAAATAAAAGTAAAGCAGTTAAAGAAAAGGTTTATGAAGATGAATTTGAAAGTGATTTTTGGGCAATATATCCTAGAAGAGATAATAAAAAAAGAGCTAAAGACAAGTATGTTAAGCTTAGAAATGGCGGGGTTGATAAAAGCAATATAATTAATGGCTTAAAGGCTTACATTAAGCAATGGAAACAAGCAGGAACTGAGTCAGAATTTATACCAATGGCTAGCACATGGCTTAATCAAGAAAGATATGATGATGAGCTTATAAGTAGTTCAAAGGTTATACAGAATCTATCCATAAAAAAATCATATGATTGGATGTGTATAGAGTGCGGAAAAGAAAAAACAACCGAGGTAGAGTTAAAAACTGCTGATAAACTATGTGAGTGTGGCGATGGATATTATGAGTCCAAAAATATGGTGATGCAACAAATTGCTATTAATAAAAACACAACCAACAAACTGCAACCTGATACTAAAGTATCAGGTGCAGCGAGTAAAGATGCTAGCTCAGTTGCGATAGGGGGGTCTACTCTCACAGCATTAACGGATGGTGCTGGAAATGACGACAGCTCAGATGAAAAATCATCAAAGCTAGAAAAGGAAAAATTCGATAAAACATTTAAAAATCTTGTAACATCTTTAGGGGCGCATTAATAATGATAAATGTTAATCGTAGGTTGGCGCCAACGATATTATTTTCGTTGTTTAACTTCTTTTTTTGTTTGTCTTTTTGAAAAGAAGGTTTTAAGAAGAGAGAATGACAAGCGCCCCTAAAAGAAAAAATAAAAGGCATAATTATTTTGACGGTAAAAAAACAGACAAGAATATAAAATTTTGCAAAAAGTGTAAAAGATGTTGGGAAATGGACTTTATTGGAAATGTTATACACTATAAAGACTTTCCAACATATAAGAAAGAAAGACAAGTATGTTCAATTTGCAAAAATAATCAAGGCGCGCATGTCTCCTAGGTTACTCACAACTACAAAAAACCTAGTTGCTCCGCATCAGCAATCTCCCATGTGCGCCTTTAATTAAAAAGAAGGGAGTAATTATGATAGTAATGGACTTAGCAGATTGGATAATTAACCTATTTTTACTAGGTTCCACGATTGTGGTTTGGTGCTTAGGGTTGTTTATGATTCTTATGTTGCTTGAGCTTTATAAAAAATATATTAAACAGATAATAGGAGGCGACGATGCCTAGAAAAAAGAAAAATATACCAAATAACTTTAAAGGGAAAGAGGACTTATTTTTTACAAAAATAAGAAAAGGCTTGCTTCGTTTTCTAGCTCCCGCTTCTAAACATTTAAAGGGTATAAAGTGAGTAAAAAAGAAAAATGGTTAAATCAAAAAGTCATGGTTGATGAATGGGGAAGACCCCCTTCATTAGCAGATGTTCCATTAACTTTTATGACTAGAACTGAAATGTTTAATAAAAGAAATATGGATAAAAAAGAAATAGACAGAATATGGAATATAATGAAAGAATACGGGTCAGATAAAACAGATTTTAATGAAGACTTGCTTTTTGATAGAAAAAAAGGTACTTATTATTACAAAAAGGAGAAGGTATGAGGTATTATTGGGAAGTTTTATTTAGCGTAGAATATTTCCCTTATTGGGAGTTTACAATGCTGATGATGCTAGCTTTGCAACTCAGTCAACTATGGAGACTGCATAGAATAGAAAGGAAAATTGACGATGCTTAAAGAAGATTACAAAGAACAAAGAGACCATCTTGGCGCGCATTTGAAAAATAGCGCGAGTAAAGTGTATCAAATTACAGATGGGATAATATCAATATCAAAACATGCTAGAAAAGGAACTATAGGGAAGGGAAAGGCGTTTAAAGAGATAGAAAAACTTGCACTAGAACTACGCCATTGGAATGATGTGCCTGCGAATATTAGTTATAAATTTTCTCCTTTAGGCGTTATGGATAGAAAAGAAGAATGGAATAAAGAAAAAGAAAGTTCAAAAAAATATATACTTTCAAAAGATGATGCGGATAATAAAATATATCCTACGTTAAACGATATTAAAAATGTATTAGCGAGTTAAGCGTGTAAATACTTAACTTATTAAGTAACAACCCACTCTTTTTATGGTTCTTCTCTCTATATCTAAGTGGTAGTTGTTGGTTGTGAAAGGGGAGCGTGCTAACTCCCCTTTCTTTTTTATATTAAGTAAGTCTAGCCTTTTTCATACATACGGCAACATCGCCCACAATTACATCATCCCACTTATTCCTGTCAACACCTTTCCACATTTCAGTAGCAAGATAATTGATACCTTTGCCTTTGTTCTTACCATCTTCATCCATGACAATATCCGCCTTTCCATCTTTAGATGTTACCACCTGTATATGACCGCCGACACTACTTTGAAGAGTTTCTAGCGTAGGTTCTTTGTCTGTGAATATTTCCATTTTATAATCAACCTCGCTTTCTCCAAGGGTGAGAGTTGGCATAACGCTAAACATAGATTGACCTTCTTTGTCCGCATTATAAAGCGCTAGCGCGCCTCCGTCATTACCTTCTTCATCCATCTGTGGGTATATTTCCGTACCATCATCAAGAACAATTACCATTGGGCGCTTGTACCACCCAAAATCCACTGCCTCTTCAGTTGGCATATATTTTATGTTAGCAATCTTCCTGCCAAGCAATGTTTTATTGGCAATTTCTATAAATCCATTTTTCATTTTTATTTCTCCTTAAAAAATACTTTTGGGTTTAAGCTATTCTTTTTTATATCCACAATAGCAACATCGTTTAAATTAAAGCAAAATTTACAAGCTAGCACGCTACCTTGAAGACCGACGCTATCAATAAATCGATAGTCTTTTATTTTCGCTTTATACTTATTACATATATTACATTTCACTTTTTGTTTTTCTCCCTTGTGAGACAATGAGCTTTATCATAGTCTTCCATTATGATTTTTGATACATCTATGCTATCATCTTCTTTAAATATATCCATAGCTTCTCTTTCGCTATCTGCTTCTATTTCGTATAGATAATAAGCTTTTACTCGTAACATGTATTTATACTTTTTCATTTTTTATCCTCACTTTTTTGTTTTCCAAGAATCTATATTTTTAAGAATGTATTTCATAGCGTTCATATAGCCTACGTCATATGATATTATTTCTCCGTCGTTATTTGTTTCCCAAGAATCTGTATCAAAAGATTTACCATCCGCGTAGTCATTATCTAGGTCGTTTTGTATTGAGTGTAACATCTTGTTAATATGTTCTTTTATTTTTTCCACAACATCTCCTTTTTATTTATTCTCTTCTAAAAATCTATCAATGTAATACTCTATTGTTTCCCAGCAAACTCCCAAGCTAGCATCGTGGTTGTATTTAATCTTGACAAGTATATCCATACAATCTTCGTCTGTTAGTTCAATAGATTTTCCATATTTCTTTTTAAACCATTCACGCTCTTGCATATCTTTTAGTGTAAACTTAACATCATCAATATGCCATATAAGCGCGATTGAGTTTTTATTATTAAAGTTTCCGTTATACGTTATTAGTTCGCTCATTCTTTTTCATCTCCATCAACTTTTTCTTCCACTCTTCTTTGTACATTATCTACTATTTCCTCAACTACGCTCCACCCTTTTTCAGATTTTTCCTTACCGCCTGCAATGGTATCAATCATGCCACACACCCATTCTAGCGCCAACACCCACCCATGATTTACCGCCCGAGACTCAGTGCTAACGCTCCTGTGTTTTTCTTCTAGCTTACTAACAAGCTTTATAATTATTTCATCTTTGGTTCTTATGTTTAATTTTGTCAAAATTTGCTCCTTTATTATTTTATTATTTATTTAAAACTCGGGGGCGGAACCATGAAAACCGCCCCCCTATGAGACTCAAGACATGTCAGGTATTTTTATCGCTAGAATGGAATTTACGCATCCCTGCGGTCTGCCGTTTTATCAAGACAATCTTCAATGTCTAAGCCTCGCCACCACCTTCTTGGTCTTCGAGAGTCAGAAGACCTGCAACAATAGCACCTGTTTTAGACAGGTCAAACGCTATGCCTTTTTTTGTGGGTATGTAATCCTCTTTGTCCTTCGGCTTTGTCCATACACGAATCTGACCAAAGGTCTTTTCGTTTATTGTGTCCTTGGTTACAAGGATTTTTGTTGTTTCGCTTAAAGGTATTTCATGTAGTGTCATGCTTTCTCCTGTTGTGTTTTTGTGTTTGTATTGAGGGTTAAATGGATGTTTGATATTTTTATTAAGAATTTTGCTAGCATAGTCAACGCCTTCATCCCAATCGTTTGAGGTGCCATCTGATGAAATATTAGGTATGACCAAGTGATGCTTTGCTAGCGCAAGTATGGCAGTTACAATCTTGTCATATGGTTTTCTTGCGGTTTTGCAAAATTCAAAATCTTCATCGTCTTCTCTGTTTATTATGAACGTCTCATGCCCATCTTCGCCTATTCCGTTGAATTTTATTCGGTTTTCTCCTACCTCGGGAATCATGTCAAGTTGGTCAAACTCCGCACGAACCAACTGAAGAGACTCAGTTATGAGCAAGATGTCCTCAGCATCTTTAATAAAGTTATTCCAAGCAACACTGTGCTTGCTAAACGATGGTTTATTTTTCCAATAATGTGTATATCCCACTATATTAACTCCTTTTAGGCTTTGCCTACTTGATTTTCGAGCATCATGCTCTTCATTGCATCTTTAAAGTCCTCTTCAATATCGTCTATGCGCCTTCCTACTGACGTCTCTATGCTTTGAACGCCTTTATCATTGGTCGATGATTTAACAAACATTTCCATATCGTCTGAAATAGCGTTTATGTGTCTTGCTAAAGAGGTGACATCAAATGACGCGTCAGAAATACCGTCTAAAGCTTTATAGATTGGCATAATGGTCTCATCTAAATCAGCGCATATTTTACTTGCAATTTCAATTCTTAGTTCACGACTAAGTTCATCTAGCGGTTTTTTACCTATCCCTTTACTTAGGGCATGTAAAATTACGTTTGTTACTACCGTCATCGTGTCAAGAATTAGTTCAGAGATTTCTTCGTTGCCCTTAGTTGCGGACTTTAATCTCTTCATAAACCTATCCATTTCTTTACTTTGGCTCATGGTTGCTCCTTGTTAGTTATTTATTTAATTATTGTTTTCACAAAAAAACAAACAATAATTAAATAATAGTTTATATATCCCAATCGGTTATGATGGTTGTAGCATATTTGGTTCCGTATTTCTCAAGCCTATACTGTTCTACATTTTCTTGGAATGTTTTATCTTTATCAAAATACTCCGAAATTTCGTCTTTATGTTCATAGGCTTGGTTAGGTATGCCTTTGTGAGTAAACTCGTTTTTTTCGCTACAATTTCCGCATACGGCAGTACCGCTACCTACTAACACACCACCATATGAGTCTGCGCCTTCGTTGCAAAAATCACACGCTACAAAATTTTCAGTTCTAATTATTTTCATCTTATTATTCCTGTTTTAATTGTTAAACATTCATCACATCGCACATTATCTTTATTCGCATCTAAATGAGATAATCCTAGTTCATTTAGTTCTTTTTGTGAAAATCCACTAAATCCGTAAAAATAGCCATCAAAAAAGTTTCCGTACTTATTACACACATCGCAAGTACTCCATCCAATTTCATCATCAACAAAAACTATTTTATATTTTTTATTCATTTTATTACTCCTATTTTTACTCGGCAAGTTTCATTGCCTTTTTGTATGTTTCGCCAATTATACCACACTGGATAAGTCTCTGACTATGTAGATAATTTGCGGTTTCATGCGATATTTCTCCATCTTGATAATAATTTTCAGGCGCTATAATTGGTATCGCAATTATATATATCTGTTTTTCTGTTAGTTTGGTATGGTCAATACCAACGCTTTTTATTTCCCTTAGCGTATATTCGTCCATATTACCCCCTAAACCAATTTGGTTTATCTGCTAGCTTTTGAAGAGTTTTCGATAGTCCGTCGATAGCCTCGTCAGTTGTTCGGCAGAACCTTTGCTCTACTACATGGAGAAGATTAAGTTCTTTTTTGTATGCATCTGTTGTTTCGCATTGATGCCCCATCCCGCTATAGAATTTGTATTCTATATCCATCAATCCAAAGCAGAAATCCCTAAACAAACCTTGCAAGCCTGCGCTCATCAGCCTATGTATGTCTAATGGTTCGTTAGGCATTTTGATTGGTATCGACATTCCAAAGTATTTCCAATCATTTTCTCCTCTGTATTTCACAAAATTGTAAGCTACCACCTCGACCGCATATCCCATTTTAGTTAGGACGTCACTAATCAGTGCTAGCGTGGCTCCTAGCCTAGCAAAATCCTTTTCTTTATGAGTGTGTGCAATCCCCATGTTCATGCCTATCCTCACATTCGCTCTCTGAGACCTACGCTCGGTAGCTGACCAATACTCGTCGCTACCACCCATGAGCCTAGACATACTTAGGTCATCTCCGTTATCCCTAATTACGCGCTTACGTTTACAGGATAATCCTGTGCCTACAAACTTAGATATTCTAGCATCCATATCCATCTCATTTCGCAACTTTCTGTAGAGTTTTATCATTTTTTCCGACGTTCTGCCTTGTACGAGCGCCCTACGCAGGTTTTCTCGACCAATAACGCTTTTTCCATAAGTCCACTCTTCGCGACTAGAGCCATCTTCGCCTGCATCATGCCAAAATATCTCGTTATCATATATACCTTCTAGCATGGTTCTCATGTTTGGCATGTGAATAATGGCATGTGTACCCTCAAATTCATCGTCGACGATTTTTGGGTTTAGTATGTTCTTGTAAAGTTCGTCCATTATTTATACTCCCTTTTGAGTTCGGTGTAGTTGATTTTATCAAGTTCTTCCTTTGTCCAACCGCAGGTTATTTTGTCGAGTAACACCTTATTTGACTTACCCGCAAGTCTCCATGTTTGACCGTCGACAAAAAGCCTAGTGCTGATAATCCTCTTCAAGTGATTCTTTTGTATGCGATTCCTTAATTCCCACAAGCATTCAGCCATGTCTATGAAATCCCCCGAGAGCGCTCTTTCGATGTTTTTATCATAGTCGATATAAACCTTAACGGCTTGCAATCTGTCTAGCGTAGCACCATCAATTTGACCTCTGCCGACATATTCAAAGTCTTGTCCGTCACAAAGAGTATTGCTAGCAACCGCTACATTAAAGCCGTCCTTTTTAAGAACGTGTGGATTATCTTTATCGTTCGGCGTGGATAGAACACCTTGGTTATCTAGTACGCTATTGAACACTAATCCCGCATTAGCATCGAATCCGTCAAATTCGTCAAGACATAAGAAAGTTCCATTTCTGAACGCTCTTGCTACGGAGCCGTCTATGAATGTGCCATCAAACGTCATTCTTCCTGTCATATGTGATTCCGTCACTCCCGCTGAGCCTTTTAGATACTCATATGTGCCTTCTTCTTTATCGAACCCTAAAGCCTTAGCACACTGCTCAATCAGAAAGGATTTTCCTGTGCCACTTGGACCGAAGGTCCAAACGCGACCAAAAAGCTTTAAACACTCCAAAACCTCAGCGAATTTTTCATGTTTAAGACCCGACACCTCTTTAGTCTCTACGTCGTTGATGTATACTTTTATAGGACGTTGTAAACCCTCGATTTTCTTATCTACCTTTTCAGCTAGCTTATTTGTCTCTTCGTGGAATGTAGATATAAGAGTGTCCTCGGTCTCTTTGACCGCGTTACCAATGCCTTCCTCTATAAAGGGCTGAACCTTGGTAAGCACTCCATTTACGATTATTTCCTCTAAACCACCGACGGTAGTTTGCTCTGTGCTAGCAGGGCGTGGTGTATGTGGGAGAGGAGTCGGTTGAGGTGTGGGTATTTGTGTGTCTTCTTTTGGTTTTGGCAATCTTCCATCCAATATGTAGTCGATTAATTGACTTTTTGGAGTGGTCTGTACCCAACTCCTTTTATGACCATTTTGCCTTGCTTTAGCAATAGCCAACTTTTTGACTCTGCCATGAGCCATTGATTCAAGTTCGTTCCTGTTATACATGGTTTTCCTTTTGCCGATTTCGGCGGTTGGTTGATGATTGTTTTATTATTTCTAGCATTTTCACTAATGCTCAAATGCTAGAAATAATATTATGCTCCTTTATTGTGATAATGGCATATTGATTTCTCCTTTTTAAGAAATGACGGCTCTTATTATTTGCGCTATTAACCCTAATACTACAAGCGCTATGATAAAAAACCCGAACTCATCCGAGGATAATATATCTATTACGCGTTCAATAATTCGTATCATTGTTTTCTCCTTTGTTTTATAAATATCAGTAGTAAAAATATCGTAATATTCCTCTACATATTCTCCATGCTCATCAAAACAATCATGGTAGTTCTCTGGTAATTTTTCATCATGTTTTTTCATCAATTCAAACCATTCATGGTCTGTGTAGTCTATTCTAAAATACTGTTCCATTATCTGCTCCTTTGTTTTATAAATATCATTAGTAAAAATATCTTTTTATTCCTCTTCTTTATAGTCTTCGGGATGTTTATAGTCTTCGGGATATAATTCTTTATCTACTGCGAATGCTAGTTTTCTTTTCCATTCGGGAGTATCATCATCCATTATAGCTTCTTCTATAATAAGAGTAAGCTCTTCATATTTTTTATCTTTGACGAGTCCGTACTCGTCAAATTTTACCTTTTTAAATTCATTTGAGAATTTATCTTTTTTTATGGTCATATCTGCTCCTTTGTTTTTTGGACATTTTTGTCCAATGTTTTTGTATGGTATTGTTTTTAAAGCGTTTTCTATTCTCTTCGCGTAGCTTTGCCAAGCGAACGAATACTATATGG